TCTCCTTTCCTGTCAACCGACACTCTTTGAATTTCACAGCATCCACAACGATCCTTCTTCTCCGTCGCTCGCGGATCGGGAGCCCGACGTATCGCTCGACGCCGAAAGCGTTTCATCTTGCGCCTCGCCCTCCGCACGTGCCCGCGGTCTCGCTTGCTTCGGCTCACATCTCGCTTCCGTCGTCATAAAGGACCATGCCTAAAGTCATGAGCCCGATCGCCACTAAATCAACGCCGATTAGGGTAGCCAGTAAGAACTCCACGGTCATGCACTCCAATCCTCTGTGAGTTCAGTCCAGCGAACCTCATCGGCTACCTTCTCCACCCGCCACAGGTCCCCTCCGTAGTAGCCGTTGCTACTGTTTCGGAAGGCAATCACAGCGTCGCCCTTGTTGGTCGTGAGCTTGTATCCATAGACCTTGTCGTAGTCCTGCCGACACCGGCCGTCCTCGTTATTCGCCCACTTCGGCCCTCCCTCATACTTCTCCGGGAGATCTAACGCCGTTACGCTCTGCACCGTCCCACCTATCAGGTACATGGCGCCTACCAGGTCAGCAAACCACGACTCAGAGCAGCAATCTCCTTCCACACGATAAAAGATCGGGCCCACGTCTGTCTCAAAGCACATGTACTCCTGGCTTCCACCTACTTTAAGGCGGTCAACACGCCGGCCGACAAGTTTTAAAAAGTCTTTGTTTTCCATGTCATTGCTCCGTTAGAAGTAAAAACCTCGGACCGTCACCACGAAATCCCCGCCACGAGCCCCATCGGGACGCCGAGGGGCCAGTCCATGAGCTTGGCGCAAATGTTGTAGGCTTCCTCGCTGTTGCGGTTGTCGAGGATTCCGCGGGTCAGCGCGTAGTAGCGGCCGAGGGGCCACGATACGCTGCCCCCGAGCTGGGTGAGCTCTTCTGTCGTGAGGAAGTAGTTGAACTCCGGTTCCTTGAGCGCCGGGTAGTGACCCATCGCCGAGCGAATGACGTTGGTCTGCGTGAGGCCGCGGATCGTGCATTCGAGGAGGATTGCGTAAGGGAAGGTTCGGATGCCGACGATGAGGGGGCCGCGTTCCGCCGGCTTGAGGTTCTGTAAGAAGCGCCGCGAGATGACGACGTCCGCGGCGTTCTTGGGCCAGGCTTGGCTGAGGTCGCATACCTCGAACGTCAAGCCCGGGAGGTCCTTCTGCGCTCGGGCGATCGCAGCTGTACTGCCGTCGACGCCGAGGTAGCCTCGCTTGAGGGCGAGCTCGTAGATCTTCGCTCCGGCGGCTCCCTCAAACAACGCCCCCGCCCCGCAGCCGAGGTCGAGGATAGGACCAGCGGTTGCGCGGAGGCGACGCAGAATCCACTCCTGTTCGAGACGGCGAGCGAACTCGTCCCCGTCCCAGGAGCCGTCTCCGGGCGTCTTGGCGTTAAGCCAGCGGGACTCCCAGTAGTCAAGGCCGCGTTGATCAGCTGCCAAGAATCACCTCTTTCGTCGATATGGTGAGATCCACCACTTCAAGCCTAAACGAATCAAAATCACTCGGAATGTCGAAGGTAACCGGATGATCTTTATACCCCGGACCGAGCGCCGTCAGCTCAGCAATCAACCGCTCTACTGTCATTTCGTAATCCTTTCTGCACTGTGCGTGAAGTGGCCGCAGTGACACATGCCGTCTCTCCACTCTCTTGTCGCTATGGCTATCGTAGCGCCGATCATAATGATACAGACGAGCACGACAGCGAGCGTGATGCAGACCTTGAACCTAAATTCCGGTTCAGCTGCCAAGGACCACCTCCCGCGTGTTTACCGCGACGCCCCGGACGACACAAGACACGGGTTCGTAGTCGGGATCGTCGTTGAAGTCGAAGAGTACCGGGAAGTCCTTGTACTCGGGTCCAAGCTCAGTGAGCTCGGCGATCAGCTGGGTGACTGTCATTTGACGAGCGTGCCTCCAGTAAGGATCACCTTCTCGTCCGCAATCCACATGCCTTTGACATCGAACTTCACAGGCGCACTGACGCAGCCCTCGCAAGGAAAGATCAGCTCGATCTCGTAACTTCTGAGGTTGGGGCCGAAGTCTTGAAGATTATCGATCAGGTCAGCGATTGTCATGTGCCTCCAAAGCAGCGATCCGCTCCTCGAGGCGGCGGATCACTGCGCGGTTGGTGAAGTCAGCGCAGATGAGGGCGCTGACGAAGAGAAGCAAAGGAACGTAACTCATGCTTTAGGAGTGTAGCGGGCGAAGATCTTCTTGTCAACGAGGAAAGTCTCGAGGCCGCAGTTGGGGCTAACGGCCATGTAATGCTTCATGCTGTTGTAAAGGTACTGACGACGCTGGCCGGCGCCGGTGAGGCGCTTCTGGAGGAACCCGTCGTTGAGTTGCGGGAATGAATCCGGGTTCGTGATTACCCGTTCAACGACGTCGTCGATAGGCACCGGCTGTTTCTCGGAGGCCTCCACCGCGCGCACGAGCTCAATCAGCGTTGCGTCCAGGGACTCGACGTGCGGTGAGAAGTCGTAAGGGAGGCCGAGGGTCTGGCAGGCGAGGGTAGCGATCTGCTCGAAGCCCTTCATACGACCAACGGGGGCGAACGAGGCGTCCAGCGTGAGGGACTCGAGCAGGGTGGCGATCTCGGCGAGGAGCTCGTGGCGGTGGGTCTTAGCGTATGTGAGCGGGTATGGGTTGAAGTACGGGGCTTCCTTCTCGTGGAGCCCGGCCGGGCGGGTTAGTGAAACGTGAAGGGCTTTGTCGTGGAGGTCGTGCTCGACGGACGCCTCGTTCATGGTGAAGATCGGGATGATGTAGTGGACGGGACGCATGCCCCTGTAGAGGACGCGACCGGACGCTACGCCGGTCGTCGCGGCGGTGCTGAGCGCCTGGCTCCTCACCTCGCCTGTCTGGCGCCGCTTGGCGCGAATGTTGTCACAGACCATGATGTTCGGGCCGGGGATATCGGCGAAGTCCCCGATTCGCTTCTCAAACTCCTCTTCGTTGTTCGTGAAGCTGATCGGCGCCCGCTCCTGGCCGTAGATCAGCGTCGAGATCGCCTGAGCGACGGTGGTCTTACCCACGCCCTTCGACGTTCCGTTGAGGATGAGAATCGGGAACTCCCGGATCGCCGTCCGCGCTACGGCCGCGACCGTCCAGCCGGTGAGGTTGCCTCGGTCGGTGGGGTGGGCAAAGGTCATTCCGCTGAAGAGAGCGACGAGGTGGGGGTAAGCGGGGTCGACCGGCATTGGGTTGAATTGCCCAGTGACACGCCACTTACGCGCCGCGTAGTAACCGGGCGGGACTTGCTTCAGCTTCACCCCCGAGAGGTCGTATGCCGGGGAACGGACGGTCGCGCGCAGGATAGGAATATGGCGCTCGACGAATGAGGACGTGAGCTTCTGGTTCAGCCACGTCCGGCAGTGGAAATGGTGGCGGTGGATTGTTGGGAGATATTCCCCATTCTTGTCAACAAACTGGATGACTTCCTCTGCGAGGAGCTTGTCGGCGAGCTCGAGGCCACCGTAGAAAGGGCCGGTGATCCCGAAGGAGTTGTTCAGATAGAAGCACTGTCGGTCACCGACACCACGCAGAACCTCAGTCGAGGACGCGAGATATGTCGAGAGCAGTTCAGCCGCGGCCTTGGGCTGGTAGATGATCATCTCAGAGGACAGGGACAGCATGAAAGCCTTTCTGGGGGAGTAGCCCCCCTGGGTTCAAAAAGTTACTCGCCGGCGACGCAAGAGAGAGACGCATGGCTACGATAGCTTACGCTTCTCTTTATATTACGCGTACGCGCGTATAGAGTCAAGAAAGGACCACTGTAGGTAATCAGCGTCACCGGCGAGTAACTTTTGGTGAGGGGGGGGACTACCCCCTTCCAGCGCCGTAACTCCGCCCTGCTCATACATTAAGCTCTCCCAGAGGGGGTCCCCTGCGTCCCTCGGCGTGAGTGAGAGCGAAGCCGATCACCGCTCGCCATGTCAAGAATCTTGACACTTGTGTATGTTTCTTAGACACTTCTACGCCAAGGGGACCCAGCTTTAGGACGAACTCAGCGTCTCCCAGCGTCGGGTCCCCGCTCCGGAGAGTGACGCTGCGTCGAATCGTCTTAGTGAATGCGCGCATGGTGGCCTTTCTTAAAACGCGCCCGCTGCGCTTTACGGCGTCCGGGCAACCTGTTGACCGGTTCTGTGTAGTCACTGACGTTTTGCAAGGACGGGGCGTCCAGCCCGGTTCCTTGCCCTGCCGTGGCCTGTTGATCAAGCTGAGGGAAGATCTCAAGGGTTCCTGGGTTGCAGGGACCTGAGACGAAGAAGCGCACTTTGTCCCCGACAACGACAGAGACCCAATCACTGCGTCCGTGGTCTTTCTTAGCGTAAGGGTAAGAAATTCCACCAGTTGCGCGCGGGTAGCCGGTCCTAACCTCAACGCGTATCATCTGTTGCCCGGGCTTTGTTATAATCAGATCGCATGTTGCAGAAGGAGACATGGCGCGGAAGACATGGTAGCCACACTCCATAAGGTGTGCGGCCGCCAGGAGCTCACTCCGGGCTCCTACAGTGCTCGGAGACATGAGGTGTGGCGAGCGACTCATGCGTTCACCAGCGGGAAGAGGGTGATCGCGGCGGTGAGGAACGTGAAGACGAGGAAAGCGACGTAAATGAGTCTACTCACGGGAGTTCCTTTCAGTTGAGCGTCGAACGCAACGCTGCGTCGAACGCTGGCCAGAGGGACGTAACACAAGATTCTGCAACGGCTTCGCGGGGCGTCACGGGGCGTCATACCACGCGTTGTCAGCCAGACGTTGCAGCTCGGCACCCAGCTTCCGGGCGTCCTTGGGGGTAAGGTGAGCACCTTCTCCACCGGAGACCCAGAGGTTGATCTTTGGGTGGCGGGATCGGTGCTCTTTGATGATCTCGCACCGGAAGCTCTCATAGAGACGCCCGTCCCCAGTGTAGAACGTGCCGTCGGGGTCTCTCATGCGTCCCGCCCCCTAAACCAGACGATCAAGTCGTCGACGAGCTGAGGCAAGCTAACTGTCCCGACGTGGAGCAGTTCGTCGTCGCTCATCGTCCACACGCGTCCCTGCAAAGAGCTGCCGTCTGGCGTTAGAACCTCGCCATTCTCGACGTGGAGTTCAGAGCTTCCTCGGAAGTTCACGGGCGGTAAGATCCGGTCCAAGGCTCGAACGCGGGTCAAGACCTGTGAGGTCGGGGTCCCGGCGTCTCGTCGGTAGAGGATAGTGGCGTTTAGCTCACCAAGGCGGTTCCAGAAGCTCATAGATTGTACTCCTTTAGCAGTTTAACAACTTCACTTTTCTTTCGTTCCGGGGCGTCGTTCCACGTCACGGGGCCCATACCCATCGAGCGAGAAAATGACTCGTTGAACAGATTCATGACCGCGATGCCGTAGACTCTCAGGACCGCCCCAGCGAGACAGACTTTCGAGGCGTCTTTGAGGCTGCAAGGCTTGCCTCCCTTCGTCCGAGCCATGCTGCCTTGCGTCCAGCCGTTCTGAATGAGCTTCCAGGCTTTCTTTTTCACGCTATCTCCTCACATCTGTAAAGGGCCGACCGGAGCTTGAGGCGCGCGGCGTACAGGGCGTCGCCCAGCGTCCGGATCTTGGGGTCGTCACACAGAAACACAGGCGGGGGGCCGTTGAGCGTCTCTTCGCTCAGGCGGATCGTCATCGCGACGAGTGTCTGACGGGCGTACTCGGCGGCGTTCCCGAGCTCAGATGTCGTTACCATACACACTCCTCGTAAAGTAGCCCAGTGTGTGCCACCGGGCGCGGTTTGACTCCATTCGAACAACGAGCGTTGTGAGATCGCTGTCCTCGTAGAACGTGGTGTAGAGGCGATTGTCGGGCGACTGGATGACTTGCCCGCTGAGGCCTCGATTGTTGGGATTGTAGACGTACAGGAGGGCCTGATAGGGCATGGACTTGGTCATGCTTCGATGTTGTCCAGTAATTTGCGCTCCAGCTCTGGGAGGGCTGCAGCGGCGGTGAGGGCGTCAACGTCGCTCACCCAGAATCTCCAAGGGCGTCGTCGTTCACCGTATGACGCAAGCCAAAGGCCGCTTTGACCGACGCAGAGGGACTCGCTGTTGATTGTTTCGACGTCGACGCGAACCCACGTTCCACCGGGCAGCTGAGCGGCTCGCATGCGTTTGTGGAAGGCCTTGAGGGCCGCTCGGGCGTCACTCGCTTGACGTCGCACCTCTGCGGCCTTCTGGGCGATAGGGTCCCGGGCGTCCGGGGCTGGGCGTTTCTTGAAGAGGTTCATTCGTCGTAGGTCTCCGGGTGTGGCTTAGAGTAGCGGGGAGCGAACACGGTGAGGAACACTGCAACGAGCGTGCCGAGGAACGCCCTCATTCGAGCTCCACGTGTTGGACGCCCGTCGGCTCGTCAGGGCCGCAATACCAGCCATCAACGCGATTGCGCCGGACCGTCTCGCATACCCTCAGTGTCCCGTTCATCGGGAACGTGATGCCCTCCTTCTCGTCCACTAACCAGACATCCAGGCTCGGGGGGAGCTTTTCGAGCTCGGCGATTAGTTCTGCGATGGTCATCAGTCTCCTTTGGGTTAGTTGCCTTGACGTACTCTCGCGCCCAGTATAGGACGCTCTGAAGAGAACGCCGTAAATTTCTCCAAAGCTCGCGGTTTGGGCCATCGGGCATGGCCGCTTCGTCACTGAACGCGGCACGGACGAGCGTTTCATACTTGCGCTCGAGGGGGGTCAAATGTCGAGCTCCTTCAACAGCGCCACGACCTGGGCTTGCGTTCGGTTCAAGGCGTCATTCCAAGGGGCAATCGGCGTATGATACCCAAGTTCTTCGATGCGGCTTTGGAGTTTAAATAAGGCCGCGCTGGTTTCATAGTTATACCCACCGTAGCAGCGGCCAATGGCTCCCAGAGTGCAGAAAGAGACGGCGTCACCGTTGAGAGGGTGGGTCGGTTTGCCTGCGGCGTCTCGAGCCGTCGTGCCTTGCGTCCATGCCCCTTCAGGTGCCAGTAGCTCGTGGGCTTTCATATGTCGAGCTCCTTGAGTAGCGCCACGACCTCGGCTTGGGTCCGTTCCGGGGCGTCGTTCCAGGCCTCGGGATAATCGTAACCTTGGAGACGTAGGATGGACTCGATGTCATCCACCGCGTAACCGTAGTCTGTGTCATTGTAGCATCTGTGCAGCGCACCCAGTAGGCACCATGAGCGGGCTTGTGGTGCGAGCGCCCAACAAACAAGCCCGTCTTGGTCACTGGCCATTACGCCCTGCGTCCATGCCCCTTCGGGCGACAGTAGCTCATGGGCTTTCATATGTCGAGCTCCTTCAGTAGCGCCACGACCTCGGCTTGCGTCCGTTTTGGATTGTCATTCCAGCTTCCAAGTGTTCGCTCAGGAAGCCATTCCTTAAGCTTCGCACGCTGGGCCAGGGCCTCTTCGTGCTTTGGGTAGCACTTAGCCACGGCGCCTTCAAGGCACCATGCGCAGGCAAGTCTATCGTCGAAAGGACATACCTTGCCGGTCCTGTCCCTGGCAAAGGCGCCCTGCGTCCACGCCCTTTCGGCCGCCAGTAGTTGGTGGGCTTTCATGCTCTCACCTTCCCGTCTAAGCCTTTGCTCACTTCGTCTGCGCACTTGTGAACCAGTTCCGAGTCGCGCCAGACTATCGCCTGATAGTCACTGTCGTTGGGGAAGTTGTCTTCGCCCGAAGCCTTTACCGCGTTGGCTATAACCCGCAGTGTCCAGATTAAGCCTTGGTTGGCCAATACCTCCAGCGCCATCTTGTCCATGTAGTAGGTGTTGCTGTTCATGCCTGGACCTCTCTCCCGAAGATTGCGGCCGCCTGCGGTGCTTTGCTCCAGTCTGGTGCAAATCCGCCACGGAGTAGCCACGTTTGCAGCGCTTCAGATAGTTCGGATACCCGATCTGTAGCGCCATCCGCGTCACCACCGTCAAGATAGTCCTCGAGCCGTGTTAGCAAGGTCTCTATCTCTGCCAAAGTAGCGTTCGGGTCCATGTTATGCTCTCACCGTGCTTTCGACCGCCGTCACGCGAGCCGTTTGCTCAAGTAGCATCGTCCACAGAACCATCTCCCTGTCCGTGTCGAGCCGATCCATTTCGGGGTCGAGAGATTCGACGAGGAGTTTAGCGAGGAGTTCGATTTCGGCTTTCATGCCCTTCCATCCTTGTCGATTCGCTCGACTTCGCGTGCCGCCCAGATGCTGATGCTGATGTAACCGACGCCGAGGAGAATGATTGCTGTTACCATGGATAGTTTCCTTTCCAACAGTGTACCACATGCCCGACCACGCCCACTATGATAAAGGTGCAGAGGAAGATGTTTCGGAGAAGATCGTATTCGATGAGCATGGCGTTCCTTTCTTAGAGACCGAAGCTTACCGCAAGAGCCGTCAAGATACCGTAGACACCGCTGAGAAGGATTGCTGCGACGATTAGCTTCGTTCTCATTGTTGCACCTCGCTAAACGTAACAGCAAGATCGATGCCAGCGCTGTTTCGCGCCACGATCGCGTAGGAGACGCATCGAGCTGAAATATGACGCAGCGTGTCGTGACACATTTTGTCGGTGCTGACAATCCTTGTCACATACCGCCGTTCTCTTATCGTAAAATTTACGTATCTCCCCTGCAATTCCCGTGCCTTACCTCGCCTCGCCTCCCCTCGCAGCAACTGTCATGCCATGCGCGCTCGCTGCAAGTGTCGTGCCGTAAAGGTAAGGGAAGGAAAGATTTAAGAGGGGTGGAGGCGGGGGCCCGGGAGAAATTATTCTTATAGAATGCACGCGTATACGCCCCGCCATTAATCAGGGCTGAGCCGCCCCGTACGTCGCGAGGCTCCAGACGATTGCGCGGAGGGCATTTCTCGCTTCCTCAGGCGGCCGGACGCCCTTCATAAGCCCCGCACAGCGCAGTACATACTCGTCCAGGAGCGCCCGGAGCTCCGCGTCGCTCGGCTCCAAGGCCAGGAGCGCTCCGCGAACCCCCTCCGGCCGGCAGGAACGCACCTTAGCTTTCCCCCGCGTCTTGAAACCCCACTCAGCGGGGAGGGCCTTGGCGAGAAGCCGAGCCATTCCGGGGGCGCAGTGGAGGACCAAGTCGATCTTCTGGGCCGAACGTCTCTCGAACTTCCAGCAAAATGACGAAATGTTCATCGGTCGAGGCTCCAGTCGTTGAGGGTCTCTTCGGGGATTCCCGTGGCGTCGCTAAGCTCGGCGAGGGTCGCCCCCGCGTCGAGGGCCTTGCGTAACGCCCGCAAGAACCGGTCAGCTTTTGCGCGCTGAGGGAGTGTAAGTAGGTCTTCTTTCAGGGTTTTATGCCGCCCCCGGACCCGCCTGGGGTTCAGGGCGTCGAGGCGGACTTTTACGGTTTTGGGTCTTTTTGCCATTTTTCTCTCGATCAGAGGCCAACATCCGACAATATAGTAGACGGATTCTCATTGTACCACAAGATGACGCCTTGTCAACCTGGCCCGAGATAGCAGCCCTTCCCCAACCAACGGCGTTTCGCCCAGAAGCTGAGCTGCTCGACGGTCGGATTCACGCCGGCGTCTACTTCCTCCTGGACCTTTCCGGGAAGCCTTTGTACATCGGCCACGCCGTCGACATTCTCCGTCGGCTGGACGAGCATCGGGGGGTCAAGGATATCCGAGATCGCCAGAGCGATACGGGGGCGTTTTACTTCCGGGACCTCCCCGAGCGGGAAGCTAAGGACTTCCACCGTGCCATCTGGACGCCTATAGACGACCCATTCGAGCGCGTCCGAATCGAAGGCATTTTCATCCTTGCGTTCACCCCATATTACAACCGATGCCTCGACCTCTGGCTCCACAAAGGAGTCGTCCGCCAGCGGAACGTCCGCGCGGAAATTGCCGCCGCCGGGTCGAGAAAAGCTCCTCCCCAGCGTCCGGACGTGGACGCCGCCCCTCGTCGAGGCGTGGAAGCGAGCAACCGCCGTCGACGAGCGCGAAGTCCAGGCGTTCATCCCGGGAACAGCGGAGATAAGGGTCGCTGAGGCCCTCCTCAACAGTGTCGGATCCATCAAGGACATCGCCGAACACGCCGGAATCACAGCCGTCTCCGTCAGGCGAGTCATCGCCGACCCCGTCGCCGTCGCCTGGATCTCCCGCCAAATCGCCGCGCAAATCCAGAACCGCCTCGGCCTCATCGACGCGGCGCTCTACCGCGCGGCGGCGAGCGGCTCGATCCCGGCCATCCGACTCTGCTACGAGCGATTTGATAAGCTTTCCCGCAACGTCGGCACCCTCAACGTCACCCAAGTCAACTACAGCTCCATGCCCGACGACGACCTCAAGCGAATCGCCGCCGCCCGTCTCGCCGAGTTCACCCGGGTCATTGACGCGAGCGCAGCTCCTGGACTTCCTCAGCCTCTCGGACGAGACGCTGAGCAGGCAACGGGCAGCTCCGCTCCTCTTCTATCGCCCGCACGAGAAGGCTAAGCTCCTCCACGGCCGTCACTGGTCGAAGCGCCGGACGGTGATCAACGGCGGCAACAAGTCCGGCAAGAGCTGGATGGGCTGCTACGAGGCCCTTGCTCACGCGTATGGGTATCGCTTCTGGGAGGTTCCTGGCCTAACGCTCACGCCGGACGGTGATCTCCCTCCCCGCGAGCGAGTCGACCCCAAGTACTGGGTCCGAACGGGGGCCGGCGTCCCGATCAGCGTCCCGAACAAGGGCATGATCGTCACGGGCCAGAAGCTGCTTCAGGGTATCGGCGAGACGATTTGGCCGATTCTCGAGGATGTCCTCCCCCCGACGGTCAGGAACAACAGGAATTTCAAGGCGCTGCGCGGCGCCCAGAGCGTCGTGATCCAGGTCGTCCTCCCCAACGGGAGCGAGTTCATTCTCGCGTCGGCGTTGCAGGAGGATCTGAGCTGGGAGGGTAGCCGCCTACAGTGGGCTTGGCTCGACGAGCCGTCCCAAGCGGGCGTCTACAACGGCCTGTGGCGTGGACTCTCCATGGACCAGGGGCATATCTGGTTCACCCTCACGCCCCTCAAAGCCACCGCCGCCTGGCTCTACACCGACATCGTCGCGAAGGCCGAGGACGACACCCTCGGCATTCAGGTCTTCCAAGAAGACAACCCGTACTTTGCTGCCGAAGCCCGACGCCAGTTCGCCGACAAACTCACATGCAGCGACGCCGAGAAGCGCGCCCGTCTCTACGGAGATTGGGAAGCCCTCGGCAACCGGATCATCCACAACTTCGATCGGCGGGCTCACGTCATACCGGCTCAGAGCCTGCCTCGTGATTGGCTATCTGGCCAGACGGTTGATCCCCATCACGCGCGCCCTGCTGCCGTAGTTTGGTGGCGTCTCTCCCCTTGGGGCGTCTATCACTTCTATCGGGAGTGGCCGCAGGGGGACTTCACGAAGATGACGACCGGCGGCCGGACGCCGTCCGGGTACGCCGACCTCTTCCGCTCGATCGAAGGGGGCTTCCCAGCGCAGGTCCGCATTGTTGACCCTCGGTTCGGCAAGGCGCAGCACGGCGTCCACGGCGAGAAGCAAACCGCCTGGGCTGAGCAGATGGAGGAATTCGGCCTCCACTACGACACGCGGATCGAGGGAATCCACCTGACCGAGATCGGCGAGCAGAAGATCGTCGAGATGCTCCGCTTCTCCCCCGACTTCCCGATCGGCCCGACGAACACGCCGCGGATCTTGATCCACGACTGTTGCCCGAACTTGATTCGCGCCATGGAGAACTACGGGCTCAAGCTCAACACCGACCCCACGAAGACCGCCGAGAAGCCGTCCGAGGAGTTCAAGGACTTCATCGACGCCGTCCGCTACACCGTCCTCTTCAACATTCCCGCAACCGAGATCGACTTCTCCCAGCCCAACGCCAGCCAACCCCTCAGTGATCGCGACTGGGAGCGCGAGAACTACGAGGATGAGAGTTTCATCACGAGGCTTCTATGAGATTCCTGTGGCTTCTTCCCCTCCTCTGCACCCTCAGCTGCTCCGCGCAGCAGGCGCAGGAGACGTCCAAGAACCTCGCCGACGCCCTCGTCGAGTCGGTGAAAGTCGTCGCGAAGGACCCGACGCTTCTCTTCTCTCCCACCGGCGTCGCGGTCCTCGCCGGGCTCACTGCGACCGGCTTCTTCGCGCGCGAAGCTGGCAGCCTCGCCAAGAAAGCCGGCAAGAAAGCGATCTCCAAGGTCCGCAAAACCCCCGCCGCGGAAGTGAAATGACATGCCTTCGTCTCCAGTTGGTTCATACGCCAAAGACTACGCCGACCTCCCCTCCACGGGAACGTCGTTTCCCGCTCCCCGTCCCGCCACTGCCGTCAACGCCCCTGACAGCGAGCCTATTGCGCGAACTGCTCCCGGGCCTGGCTACGGCAGCGATCTGGGAGCAGGTTCTTCGGGAAAACCCGCCCCAGTACCTACGCAGGTGAAACGCTTCAGTGCGTGAGATCGTCAACGTAAATCTGATCCGTGTCTTCGAGGGGCGACGCCACGAGCGTCTCCGCTTCCTCTGGGACACGATCGCCGAGTACGCCTCGACCAAGGCGCGTATCCACTGGTTCGCCAACACGACCGGCATGTCCCATGCGTCCTGCCTGGCGAAGATGTGGGAAGCTGAGCTCAAGCGCCCCGAGCGCTACGCCCTTATCACCGAGCACGACTTTCTCCCCGACCTGCGGTCCTGGCTCCCCATAGGCATGCTCAGTGCCGACCGCCCGGTCTTAGTTGCCAGGTATGTTACGAGGAATCCCGACACCCGCAAGCTGAGGGGGCACAGCGTCCCGGGCGCGTGGTACATCCTCGTCGACAAGCAATACGTCCGGAAGCTCCACCTCGAAGCGTGGGGCGAGTGCAACGACCCAGCTAACGGTCTCGAGCATTTCCTCCCCGAAGATCACCCCGGCCGGGGCGTCCGCTACCTCGACTATCAGGACGGCCTGCCCGATCACTACGGCGTCCACATGACCGTCGGGGATCACCTCTTCTGGAGCCGCCACCTCCACGACCACGAGAACACCCGCATCGCCGGCGTCTGCATGGGAGACATGCAGCGCAAGCACGACTCGTTCATCATGACTTGGGTTCGCCTGAGCCCAGAAAGGTTCCGTGACATCCTCCGCCGCCGCCTCGAATCCTACCACGCCGTCGTTGGCAGTGTTGACGATCCTTCACGAGAGGGACCGCTTCATCCAGCCGATCTTCCGCCAGCTCAAGGAACTTCAGATCCCGGTCCGCTGGCAGCTGTGCCTGAACAAACCGAACAGCGCCGTCCTCGCTGAGGTAGCTGCTCTTGTCCCCACTGCGCTCGTATCCATTGACGTCTTCGACGCACCCTTCTCTCCTCTCGAGCGCAAAGAGCGCTTCATGGAACTCCGTCAGTGGCAGCTCGAGCAAGCCCCTCCGACAACCTACGGCGTCCTCTGGGACGACGATCACGTTCTCGCGAGCGTGAGTGAAGCACAGGCGCTCCTCTACCGCGACTACGACCTGATCTACGCGACGAAGCTCTTCTTCTGGGGCGACGATGAGCACTTTACGACGCACATACCTACGCATCGCTCAGTTTTCTTTTTCCGCCGCCTGGATGGGGATCGTTATCCTCTGGATCGTACTATTCATGCTCCTGCCCGAATTCATGACACGGGCAAGAGAGTTGTTGACCTGGCGGCCCCGCTCCTCGACTACGGGTACCTTTGCGAGCGGGATCGCGAGCGCTGCTGGGCGGACTACAAGCGTTGCGGCAAGATCGACGCCTCCACCCTCGCCATCGTCCAAGAACCCCAGCTTCTTCCCTGGAAGGGCCCTTTCCCCCTTAGAACATGATTAAGCGCGAGAACCCTGTCGGCCTCACCGCGACCCCCGACATCCCGATCAACAAGGATCTCGAGGATGACATCAAGAAGCTCCACTACCGCATCCAGGGGGCCGAGCAGGACCGCAACAACTGGCTCACGAAGCAGCGTCTGTTGATCGAGCAGAGACGGGGAATCCGCCAGCCGAAGGTGATCCCCTGGGTCGGCGCGAACAATGACAACTGGCCGGTGACGGACGCCGTCATCCGTCGGTGGAAGCCCGGGATCGTCTCTCTGATTCTCGACAGCGAGCCCGTGGCGTTCTTCTTCGCGAAGCAAGCCGAGCAGGTCGAGGCGTCCCGCGTCACGCAGGACTTCTGGCACTGGGAGTTCAACCAAATCGAGGGCGTCGAGCGGACGATCTTCAAGCTCGCCGACCTCGTCGCCCTCCACGGCCTGGCGTATACGCACGAGGGCTGGGACTACCACATCGAGCGGAAGTGCCGAGTGGTGCGAGCCGACAGCCTCTTCCCGGGCGGGATCGAAGCCGCGCTCAACGAGGTGAACTCCCAGATCGAGCAAGCCAACGCGCAGGCCGCCCAGCAGGGGGGCGAACAGCAGCCCTTCCTCCAGCCGGACGAGTTCGTCCGTATGACGCTCCAGATGGAATACGAGTTCGGCAACGTCGATCAGGACCCGAACCCGGCGCCGGTCACCGTCGAGGAGGACCGCCAGCTCGACGCCGCGACCCAGATGCTCCTCAACGGAGCGAAGTACATTCAGATCTTCTACCACTGCGTCGCGCGGGACAAAGTCGCCTGGCAGGCGATCTCACCCCTCGACGTCATCGTCCCGACCCGCACAACCGACCCCGAGAAGGCCGACTTCGTCGCGATCGCCTACCGCCTCCACGAGGACGACATCCGCGTCATGGTCCGGGACGGGGTGTTCCTCGCTCAGCCCGCCCAGGTCGTCCTCGACCGCATGCGTCCCCAGCGTCAAGGGGAGGAGTTCGAGGAAAACCCCTTCGACTCCCGCCAAGGTGGCAGCCGCTCGGCGATCATCCAGCGCCTCGACACGATCGAGGGGATCGAGACCCGGAACTCCCACGACGAGCCTGGAACCGAGGTGTTCTGGAAGGTCTACAGCAAGCTGGACATCAACGGCGACAAGATCCTCGAGAAGACGGTCCTCTGGTATCACCCGGCCACCGCGACGCCCATGTCGCTCGTCGCCTACCCCTTCCCCTTCGAAGAGTGGCCCGTCACCCTCTACGAGTTCGAGCACAACGACGACCGCCCGTACTCGAGTCGCGGGATAGCTGAACTTCTCTCGACTTTCCAGAAGCAAGTCAACCGTCTCCACAACGCTCGTCTGGACGCAATCCAGATCCTCCTCGCTCCGATGTTCAAGGTCCGGAGCGTCACGGGGCAGATCAACCGCAACATCCGCTTCCGCCCCGGCTCCTTCATCCCCGTCCAGTCACCGGACGACTTCCAGCCGGTTCAGATGGACATTACTCCTCTTTTCCAGTTTCTACAGGAGGAGAATTTCACGAAGCAGCTCGCCGAGCAGTACGTGGGCGTCTTCGACTCGTCCGTCGTCAACCTCCAGTCAAACGAGCGCCGGACCGCAACGGAGGTCGAGGCGATCAACGCCCAGGTCTCGAGCGTCTTCACGCAGGACGCTAAGCTCTTCCGGGCGTCCTTCGCGCGCACGACGAAGAAGCTCTGGAAGCTCTGGCAGGAGTTCGGCCCCGAGGACGTCATGTACAGGGTGACCGGTGAGGACGTCCCGCGGACGGCGAAGAAGTACGAGATCGACTACGACTACGATATCGAACCGTCCGGCACGCCCGCGAACACGAACAAGGCTCTTGCGCTCAGCCGCGCCCGCGAGGCGCTCTCCCTCGGCCTCCAAGACCAGAGCGGGGTCCTCAACAAGAGCGAGCTCTGGAAGAACTACTTCCAGCTCACCGACCGTCACTTGGCGAAGCGCGTGGTGCGCTCACCCGAAGAAGCCGCCGCCGTCCAGATGGTCATGAACGCGGCTGCCCAATCTCAGGACATCGACCCGAGCCAGGTCCCCTCCTTCTAATGAAATACCGCCCGCTCCCCGCCCTCGAGTACATTCAGAGTCTCGTCGCCGAGAACCGCACCGCCGACGCCCAGGCGTACACGACGTCTGCGATCCTCGACCTCATCAAGCACCCGGGCTTCCAGCTCGTCCTCGCGGCGATCCAGACGGTGGAAGGCGGGGCGCTCGAGGACATTCGCACCGGGACAGCGAAGAACGTCGACCACTCCGCAGGCCAAATTTACGCCGCCGATCGCATCCGCAAGCAGATCCTCGCGCTCATCCCCGACGAGGTCACCCTGGCGGACGCCGAGCCCCAAGAAGAGTTCGAGGCCAACGAGGCCTACTCGTCCGGGTTCGACATTTTCCCACCCTCGGGGGCATGACAGCCGTCTATGCAACACGACCCGAATCAGATCATCGCTCCGGCGGAGATCCTCGCTGGCGCCGAGTACGCGCCCACGACGTCCGGTGACGC